AGTTATGATTCTTCTAATACTATAACAACTCCTAATTTACACAATGCAAATTTTAATAATTTAAAGACTGAAATTAAACCAGCGTTAAAATGTAAAAGAATTATTGAAGCTATACAGACTCAATATAACATACAGTTTAATATGACAGATGAAACTGGAATTACTAGCTTTTTTAATAGTGATGTATTTGATGAATTGTATTTGTGGTTACACAGAGAGAAAACACCAGTAACACAGCCTGAAACAGTACCCCCTACATTTGGAGTTAATTTAATACAAAGATCAGCTAAAATAACCTTTGCTAATTTTACGTTTACTTCAGGAACTAATTTTTTAGTTAATGGTAAACTACCTGTTAGTAATATTTATAAATACACAATTCGATTTACGTGTAACACAGGAGCTGGTAAAGATTTAGAAATAATCGTAAAAGATAAGCCTACTAATGAGCTGCTAGAAAATAGAACTATAATAACACCAGCTAATAATTTTCAAATTCTCTTACAAGGATTAACAAGCGGTACTTTAACTTCTAGAGATTACGATCTAGAATTTAGATTCAATGCTAGTAGTGGCGCATTAGCTTCTAATGCTATTAGAATAAATAGAAGCTTATTAGATGGATCTGGAACTGTAATAGGAGATTATACATATCCCCAAACTACATTCGCTCAAAATATATTCATGCAGGATTATATCCCTAACATGAAGGTCTTAGATTTTATGACTACTTTATTTCAGACATTTAATTTAACAGCATATACCAAAAGAGGTAGCAACAAAATATATGTTGAAACTTTTGACGATTTTATGAGTACTGGTATTACTAGAGATATATCAGAATACGTAGATGTTAATACTAGCAATGTTGACCGCCCTATCCCCTATTCTTTAATTAATTTTCAATATGCGCCACCAGTAACACAAACCAGTCTAAGATTCTTAAATCAATTTAGCCAAAACTTTGGCGGTTTAAGTTATTCAGCACCAGATAAATATGATGGTCAAGCTTTTCAATTACAGTTACAAGGACAAAGAAGCCAGCTTATAAATCCAAGAGATGAAAATGGTGCATTAACTGGTAATGTATTTGCATGGTGGGTAGATGCCGAAGGCAAAACCACACTAGGTAAACCATACTTATTTTTTAATCGTTTAGTTGACTCTAGCAGCTATCCAATATTGAGCGCAAATTTTCAATCCTATAATGCACCATCAAATGTATCTAGTGATGGAAACCATACGTTAAATTTTGGAACTGAATTTGATGAATATACAGGGACAGTCAATACAAATAGTTTATTTAATAGATTCTATTCTCAGTATATAGTAAAGCTATTTGAAGAACAGGCTAGAGTAATTAAATTTACAGCTCAATTACCTACATCCATAATCTTAAATTATGAATTAAATGATGTATTTATTATTAACGGACAAGAATATTTTATAAACAGTTTAACCACTAATTTATTAACTAACAAAACACAGTTAGAACTAATAACTAAACAGAGTGGTTATACATCTAGCGTACTCACATGATAATATTAAAATTGTTAAACATTGATAATTTTTTTGGTATAGATGAAACCATTGAAATTGCTAAAGGCAAAAACAAAATGCCAGAGACATTAAAAGAAGGATTTAAACAAATTAAAAGACAGATAAAATGGCAGCAGAAACGTACATATTAAATTTTGAAGCCAATACTACTAAGGCAGTCAAGAGTGTAGATAAATTAGATAAATCGCTAGTTAAAACAACTAAAGACAGCGGCAATCTAAATGGTGCTGTTGGTGGACTCGATGGTGCTACTGGTGGTTTAATTACAAAATTTAAAGGCTTAGGAGTTGGATTAAAAGGAATAACTAGCGGATTTAAAACCATGCGACTAGCTGTAATATCTACAGGAATTGGAGCTTTAGTTTTAGGAATAGCTGCTTTAGGTGCTGCATTTACAGGTAATGAAGAAGGACAAAACAAGTTTGCTAAGATATTAAGTGTTATTGGTGCTTTGACTGGTAATTTAGTTGACTTATTAGCTGATTTAGGAGAAGCAATTATAGAAGCATTTGAAAACCCTAAAGAATCATTAGAGGCTTTTTCTAAAGCTATAAAAGATGGTATAACAACAAGCCTTAAAGGTATTTTAAATTTAATACCAAACTTAGCCAAAGCCGTAGATCAACTTTTTAAAGGTAATTTTAGAGAGGCTGGAAAGATAGCAATTGATTCTGTTGGAAAAATTGCATTAGGTGTCGACAGTATAACGGACAGTACAAACAGAGCTGCGGCAGCTTTAGAAAAATTTGGTAAAGAACAAATAAAAGAAGCTAAACTAGCGGCATCTGTGGCGGATATGAGAGCCAAAGCCGATATAATTGACAGGGAGTTAGTAGAAGAAAGATCTGTATTAGAATCTAAGATCGCACTACTTAGACTTAAATCCAGACAAGAAGATCAGTTTACAGCAACGGAAAGAAAACAAGCTTTATTAGATGCTCAAGTTTTAGAAGATCAATTACTAGATAAAGAAACTGAGTTTTTAGAACTGCGTAGGGATGCACAGGTATTAGAAAACACCTTTAGCAGATCTAACAAAGAAAATCTAATGAAAGAAGCTGAAGCTATAGCAGCGGTAAACAGACAACAGGCATCTAGAGCCAATGTAGCTAGACAAGTTCAAAGAGAGGTTAATACTATCTCTAAACAAATTGAGGGGGAAGAAAAAGTAGCCGCTAATGCATTAGCAAATTTTAAAAAGACTTTAAGAGATGCAGAGGCAGCAACATTACAAGAAAAAAGAGATCTAGAGCTTATAAAAATTAGGGAACAGTTTGCATTGTTAAGGGAAGAAGCAATATTAAACAATGTAGCTGTAGATGAACTAGATGCAGCCAGAGATATTGTTTTACAAGAAAAACAAGATGCCTTTGATTTAGCAGATCAGGCAGCACGAGATAAAACAATAGCAGATGCCAAAGTAGTTTCTGATGAAGTTAATAGAATAGCAAATGAACAACTAGCAGCGGATGAAGCCATAGCCTTAAAGAAAAAAGGAATTAGAGATAAAGCGTTTGCAGATGCGGTTACTATAGCAGGTGCGGAATCTAAATTAGGAAAAGCCATTATAATTGCCAAACAGCTTTTATTAGCAAAAGAAATGATAATGGAGATTAAAGCCGCTATATCATTGGCACAAATAGAATCCACTAAAACAACTATAAAAGCAACTTCCGCAGGTGCGGATATTTCAACTGGTGCGGCTAAAGCGGTTTCATCTGCCCCACCACCATTTAACGTACCTAGTATTTTAGCGTATGCAGCCCAAGCAATAGGAATTGTAAGCTCTATAAGAAGCGCAGTAAAAGCTTCTAAAGCAGCTACTTCTAGTTTAGGTGCTACAGGCGGATCTGTTAATATCGCAGATGTGTCAACAAGCGTAGGGAGCGCAGTTCCTGAGCAGGCAGCACAAACACCAGATTTGGATATTCTTGGTGCTACTGGTGGGAATCAATTAGCTTCCGCTTTAGGACAACAAGCTCCGATACAAGCTTTCGTAGTTTCACAAGATGTTACCACAGCCCAAAGCCTACAAAACAATATAATTCAAGGGGCTACATTAGGCGGTTAATACAACAGGAATCCACTTAATAGGTTTATTAAAAAAAGCCTATGCAAATAATTGAATTAATAATAGACGAAACCGAAGAAGTTTCTGGAATAGAAGCTATTTCTATAGTCTCAGCACCTGCAATAGAAGAAGGGTTTATAGCACTTAAAAAAGAAGAACAGGTAAGACTAGCAGAGGTGGACAAAGATAAAAGACTGTTAATCGGAGCTGCCTTAATTCCAGATAAAACTATTTATAGAAAAACTGGAGACGAAGAATTTTACATTTATTTTTCTAAAGAGACAGTAGCTAGAGCCTCACAAATGTATCTACAGGCTGGGAATCAGGGACAGGCAACATTAGAACATGCATCGGAAAAACTAGAAGGCATGAATATAGTAGAATCATGGCTTATAGAAGATGAAGTACATGATAAATCCAGAAAATACGGTTTGGATTTACCTTTAGGAACTTGGATGGTAACAATGAAAGTCGATAATGATTTGATCTGGAATCAGCAAATTAAAACCAATTTAGTCTCGGGATTTTCTATAGAGGGATATTTTATAGATCGCTTAAAGAAAAACAAAACTGATAATTATAGTCAAGACGATAAACTCCTAAAACAAATAATTGATGTACTCGAACAGGAAAACCAGACAAACACAAAGTAGCTCTCCAGTTGGTGGGCGTAGGGGCTGTTTATGTAAAGATAAAACCTATAATTCCAAATGCTGTAATGGAGATTTACAAAACCAAGGAATTGGAGCTTTAACAGGACAAAACTTTGAGGATTTCATGAGAATGGAAAACAATAGCGGTTATATCGTGTCCGAAAACCAAGACAAATTACAACAAGAATAAAGGAATTCGGTTTAGTAAAAAAGTAATTAATTAATAACTATATATATGAAGTCAACAGACAAATTAAAAAAAGTGAGAGCTTTACTAGGTTTAGATGTTAAGCTAGAAGAACGTAAGTTGGAAAACGGAACGAGATTTGAAGCAGATGCATTTGAAGCTGGTAATGAAGTTTTTATCGTAACTGATGAAGATGAAAGAATTGCAGTCCCTTCAGGGGAATACATGCTAGAGGATGGCATGATGCTAATCGTTGAAGAAGATGGAATAATCGCTGAAATGAAAGAAGCTGAAGAAGAAGTAGTAGAAGAAGAAGTAGAAGCTCCTGTAGTAGAAGAAGTTGAAGCTGCGGAAGTAGCCGATATTGAAGATTGGAGAGGCTTAGAAATTAGAATTAAGAATTTAGAAGATGCGGTTTCAGATTTAAAAGCGGATAAAGTAGAAGCTTCAGTACAAGCTGAATTATCCTTAGAAACTCCTAAAACTATTAAGCATAACCCAGAAAACAAAAATAAGGTTAAGCTAAATACTTATTCACAAAGTAGACCAATGACAACACAGGATGTCGTATTTAAAAAATTATTTAACAACTAACAATAAAAATTAAAAATTATGTCAAATAGAACAGATTTAGCAACAAATGTTACGATTACGAGCAGTTATGCTGGAGAATCGGCACAAAAATTTATTTCGGCTGGATTATTA